TTATGCTATGTTTTCTAATTCGGTTAATGTTGCACTTGTACAAGTTGCATTCTCGTAATACGTTGCTCTAGCTTGTAAGGTAACCAACAAACCATCTACTGCACTACAACCCGCATAAGCGTGATATACATAACCCCAATTTACCGTGTTATCACAAACACCTCTACCCCACCAACTTTTTGAATATATTTCGTTTGCCATTACTTTTTTCTTTTTTTAAGAAATACCTTTAATTTCTCTATGTTCTTTGCCTTTGGTTTGTAACTCATAAAACCCACCCATTAAATGTAGCTTCATAACTAGGGTAAATATCATCATTTACATTGTTAGTGTACTCCGGATATGTAGCTTGGTTAAAACTCATAAAATCAATAAATCTTCTAGAATACCATTCTGCATTTGTTCTTGCTTTCTCAACTAAAAAATCAACCTCATTTTTATCTACGTTTTGAGCATTTTCAGATGTATGCTTGTAAACTCCGCCATTTTTAATTTGGTAAGCTGCAAAAGGTATGTAGTTTGATTGTGCATACCAGATCAACATACTTACAATAAAATCATCTAAAATAGTTTTCCATCTTGCATTAGCGGGTAAATCAATTCCCGCAACAATAGCAGCAGTTAAACCATCATACATATTTGTACCAATGATTTGTTGTATATCTATCTGTTGTGCGATTTTTATGAACTGTATGAACTTGTCCGTGTCAACGTTGCCGTCAATTATAGAGTTCCTTACTAAATCTGTTCTATTTATAAATAATACTGTTGCCATATTTATCGGTTTACAAATCCCTCGTTGGGCATATTAATTGGTTTTGTTCCTACTAGTGGATTATTTTTCTCCGGTCTAAATCCTTTTCTCTTTGCTTCTGCAACACTAATTTTCGGTGCAAGTGGACTTTTAACATCAATTCTCTTATCCTTTGGTGTGTACATATAAGTTTTTCTAGCCCAATAATGGTGACAAGCACCACCACCTTTGTAAAACCAGATTGAATAGCCTTCTTCTTGTTTTCCTTTTTCTGCCCAACCAAAGTTTAGCTTTACACTATCCATCATCAAAATATCTTCTTTTCTGTATATCTTTCTTGCATTCACCATTTTCTTGCAGAAATCCCTAGATACATTTTCATCATCATCATTGAATGTATCTCTTAATGGTGCATATTGATATCTTACTTTAAATTTCATACCCTCAAAATCTTCATCTTGTTCCGATTTTGAATTTGGTCTTGCAGTTCCGGTAGATACAAATTCCCAGATCTTTGCTAATGTACTTTTATCTTTTTTGTTTAATTCTCCAATTTGATAATCCAATGCTTCTTCTTCATCATAATCAACTTTTCTTTCATCAATTAAAGTCCATTCACTTAAATCTTCATCCTCACCATATTCATCAAAAAATTTATCTAATTCAGTTTTTAATGGTACGCAATTAGGCACTTCTTTTCCATCTTTTATTTTTGTACCTATTTGCTCATAACCATCCCAACAAGGTGCTTTAAGTTCTTCGTGAGATACGCAAGGCATATAATACGTAATACCCTCTATTTCGTGTTCGTGATATCCACCGCAACCCATTTCTTCTGCTACCTTTATTGCTTCTTCTTTGGTTTCATATGCTTCTTTTCCATCAATCTTTTTAAGATTTACTGCCATTTCAACACCGGTTTCTTCTTCAATAGTTTCCTTGTCTTGTATATCACTATCTACTTCAGTGAATTCAAGCGGCTGTAAGGTCGTAAAGTATAGGTTTAAAGCAATATCATTGTAAGCTAATATACTATCAAAGTTATCAATTAAAAGCTCTTGAAATGGTCTAATAACTGTATTGTCCATTAAAAGACTAGCGGTCTTAATTTCTTCTGCATTGTTACCCAAACCAGATCCATCCTTTATTCCTAAAAGCATAGGGCTGACAATCCGGTGAGCCACCATTATTTTTTGAGTACTCTCGGCTGATAAGAATTGGTATTGGTTGTGAGCATCACTTAATTGAACCGGAGTTATTTCTGCTTGACTTTCTTTATTGTCATTAAAAGCCAAAATGAATTTGCCCGCGTTACTAGTGCCAGAAAATTTCTGTGCTATCTTTGTTTCTATTAATTGTCTTTCTTGTTGGTTAGGAGTTCCATTGTTAAAGTTAATTAACATTGATGGACTTAAACCATTCATAATGTTGTTGAGGTGGTAATTTGAAACTTCTTCTTCCAGCTCTGCGTATTGCAAACCACCTTGGTAATCCACCGGTGAGTAGTAATAGAAACCACTCTTGTATGGCTTTATATATAATATCTCAATATTTTCCTTACTCATTCCAAATGCCGGAATTCTTAAAGGGTCATCTGTTCTCTTTATATTTGCCCAATCATTAAAATAATAATAAGCCGGTACATCACCATCTTCATTGCATTTCTCTGCTCTTAAAGTTTCAATAGGCATATGCTCTAACTGAACAATTTTGCTTCTATCTTTTGAGTATATGATCTGGATAGCACATTGTCCCATCAACTTTAAATCATAGCATAATTTTCTTACTACATCTTTTTTAAACAAAGAAACCATCTGTGCGTATTCATTTGGTTTTTTGTTGCTATCTGTTGCATTTAAACCTTTTCCATAAATAGCTTGTGAAATACCATTTATTGCAGCATTGTTTGTAGGTGAACCATTATAACGGTCTATAAGGTATTGGAAATAGTTGTTGTCTGCACCATACTCAATCCACTCCTCACCATTAACTTCTTTTATCTCTGGTGATGTATATGTACTAAGGTTTACAAAGCCAAACTCTGAAACCTTGCTTTTAACAAATTGTCCCTTGTCGTTTCTTTTTCTCATATTACAATGTAATCGTTATTGCTTCCATCATATGTGGTATATTGCCCCTCATTTATTTTATAATGGTTATTTGTTGTTTGATTAATATCTTGGTCTGTGCAAAATATTCTATCTCTATATATTACAGAAACTTTTGTTGCATCTGTATAAATTGTTAAATCATAAAAATGTCCCTCAACCAATACCGGAGAAAATGTATTACTAAAATTTAAATAATTACCAACATTTGTAGCAGAAGTTATTGAATAATCTACACTTACGTTTGTACTATCATCTCTTACTTCCATAGTAAAAGAACCTAAATATTGTCTTGGTATTATATTAAAGGTTTGTGCGGTTGCAGATGTGCTTAATATTATCATCAATTATATAACGTATAAATATAAGCAATTTGTAAAAAGCAAAAAAAAAGCACCCTAAAAAGAGTGCCTTTAATTCTAACTAAATAAATAATTATGGTAGCGGTGGTACATCCGCTGGTGTTGGGTCAATCTGTGTTACATCCGATGCCGGTGCTGCTGCTAAAAAGAATGGTGCTGATTCTTCCATCCCCTCAAACGTAAGTGTAAATCCGCTTAAATCTCCCGCTGCTGCGCCCGTTACTACTGTTCCGCCAGTGCATTCCATTCCATTTTCATAACCACATAGGAAATTGTTTCCGTAGTAATCTTGTACTACAATATATGGTCTTGCTACTGCCAAAGTTTGTAACTCTGCTTGAGTTTTAGCATCTAAGAATGTTAATGTAAGATTTAAAGTTTGTGTGTAAAAAGTTGTTCCATTTTCTCGGCTACTTGTTACTGTAGTTTCCAAACTAGAATTTCCTTTTACATCATATGCGTAAAATGTTGGTGAACCAGTAATGGTTGCTTCTTTTGTTGTAGCATCTATTGATACCGCTGTAATAGAACCAAAATCACCAAATAGCACTTTTTTTATGCCACCAAAGGCACTTTTGCAAGGTAGCTTTCTACCCGTTGTTAATGTACAAGCCATTGTTTTTTATGTTTTAAAAAAAAAAGGTGAGCAGACTAACTACCCACCCCTTTCTATTGATTAATTAATTAATTATGCGTATTCTACCAAATCAGCTGCAATTCCAAATTGTACAGCGCTTGTAAAACGCATTACCATTCTTACATTGTTACTAGCATCCAAATCACTCATATCTAGTACTTTAACCTCGTTTGTTGAGTTCAACAAGCCGGTGCCGAAGTATAAGTTAGAACGTTGTGCTGCATACATTTTGTTAGCACTCATTCCCGGGCAAACAAATATTTTTACTCCGTTGATAGAAAGACTTCCATTGTTCCACCATTGAGTTCCCATATTGTTTACACCATTTGCTCCTAATCCATTTGCTGCAAATCCACCTAGTGCTTGAACATATAGTTTAGCTGCTTGTGAACCTACATATACAAATAAATCTTCTTTTCCATATAGTGCTGCTGGTATTGCATCAACCACCTTGCTCATCTCATCAATGATGTTTGCAGATGTTAAACCTCCCGCTACTGCTGCTACTTGTTGTCCCGCTGGAATATCTCCCGCTGTTGCTGCTGCATCAATTAGTTTCTCAAACCCATCAAAAGAGTTGTTAGTTCCCGCAGTTGTATCTCCTTGCCAGATGCAAAATTCTGTGTTCTGTGCAACTTCTGCTGCTACGTGAGCAATCATAAAGTCTGTGAATTTAGGAGGTAATGTTTGTCCTAATCCATACCCCATTGATTGTGCTTCCCAATCATTTACAAAATCATACTTGCATAATTGTAGGTTTACTTGTAGTTCAACCGGCTCAATTATTCTTTCAGTTAATGTGATTGTAGAAGTTGGTGTGAAATCACAAGATGCTGCAGATACCAAAGCATTTGTTGCAAGTTTCTTAATTACTTCTTTAAAAGCGATGTTTGCCTTTACTGTCAATCCTCCATCATCAATAGTAGATGCAGATAATAATGCTGCTGCTATATACTCGCCCGCGAACTCGCCCGCATAGGTAGTAGTGATGTTGGTTGTTGTTGCTAAATTTACGTTTCTTTTATTCATTTTTATTTGTTTAATTTACTTAATACTCTATCTATTGCTGTGTTAAAATTACCTTTCGCAAATTGCACTTGCTTCTTTTGTGGTGTCTTTGCTTCTGGATTGTGTTTAATTGGTTTTACTTCTGAAAGTTCTTCTTTTATTTCTTCCTTTACTTCTTCACTCATTTCAACTTCTTCTTCTTTTTCTTCTTCAGCTTCAACCTTGTCTTTCTTAAGGTCTGCAATTGCATCTTCTAGGTTTTGAATTCTTTTCTCCATTCCTTTCCAATCTGCAACATCCGCTTCTTCTTTTCTTTCTTCCATTTCTTTTTTTTCTTCTGCCAGATCCTCTGTTATTTCTTCACCATCTTCTTCTTCTTTAGCCGGTACTTCATCCGATACTTCACGCAAATCTGCAATCATACCCTCTTCTTCAACAACTAATAATTTTCCATCTTCTAAAATATATTCGCCTACTGGCATCGCTACTTTCTCATCGTCAGTAACTATGAATATTTCGTTTCCTTTTTCAAAGGATTCAGCACTTACTAC